ACATATGTGGTATTGTCGAGATCAGAAAGCCTAAGTTGCAGGCAAGGGTAACCTTCGGTCAGTTCATCCGCATTAACCTCAAATACATACATGATGTTATTTGCTACTGCAGTAGCCACCCCGTCGGCAGCTGTTACGGCTACGGCCGCGCCTAATGTATCACCCAAAGCGGTTTCTTCCTTGTAGACCCTTGTTGCGATTGCAGTCGCCGTACTTGGAGTGAAATTATCACATTCATAAAGCTTTGCGGTAAATGAGCCACCTTGGGTCCCTACTGTTAAAATAATTGTGGCGTGGGCATGACCCTTCAGCGTGAATACGTCACTGTTTTTGGTAGCTGCGTCACTCCCGAAAGGCGGGATAATATTTACAACATGGAGTTCCTCGGAAAAATTAATTCCTTTTGCTCCCATTTTTCTACTTACCTCCTATTTATTTTTTTTGAGTAAGGCTAGGCTTTTTTTTGCCTAGCCTTGGAACATTATCGCGCAGCAAGTGCTACAAACGGCGAAAGTGTATTGCTTCCCTTGTACGGAGTTAAGGCCGATTTCCATAACGGCTGACCATCGAATCTAAACACGAATCTGAATGCCGTTTCATTGTAATCGAAGCGCAGGTGAATGGATGATGCGGTTTTTATATCGCCCTTGTTGATAACTTGGTATTGACTAAAATCACCTAAGATAATGTCACCAAGATCACCCAATGTTGGGCAATACTCAACGGGAATTACGGGCCGTGAGTATAGGGCGGCATATGGGGACTGGCTTAAGCCTCCAGGCGGAAGATATACCGGTACTCCACCTGTACCGACTGATAACGTCATGCCGTTTAGTTGCGGTTCACAGTCTTGATTAATGAGCCAAACAGCATTCTGCCGCGAGGGAGCCCAGCACCTGGACCACATCTTAGCGATATTCTCAAATATAATTGTGTCTACTGCTTGCCCTGTTTCCTTGGCTACAGTTACAAGGCTATTGGAGTTGAGGATACCTAGTGGTTGCCCTGCGCCGGAGCCATTAACTAGAGCATCTTCTGTCCGGAAATTGATTTCCAGGGGGACACGTTGCATCAAGAATGATTCGAGCGCTACTGCGTCATCAAGCAAGTCGTCAGTAGCATAAACCAGTGCTGTTAACTTTTTAAGGATCATCTCAATGGGGGAGAACTTTGGTTTACTGCCTGTTATTTGATCGGCTTCACCCTCCCAATAGGCACGAATGCCACCCCAGCGGGATCCCGTGGCTCGGCTAGCTTCGTCAACGGCGGGTATTTTAATGCCATTACGACCGGGACCAATCGGAATACTACTGCAACGGTTTAAAATTGCACCAGTGCTATACGCACGCTCAAATATCGTCTGCGCCATTTCTTGTTCAACAAGGAATCCGCCATCACTTGGGACGGATTCACTCATGCCGCTGGCAGAGGCATTGACTCGTAATCTGTTGTCAACGCTCCCCCCGGGAATGGTTGCTTGACGGACAGCTATAGCCATTTCCCCAAGACTAGAAAATTTATTTTCATTGGGGTTCCTTGGGGTAGCGTAAACAGGTGGGACATCCGGCACCTTCGCTGCAGCTTCGGCGGCTAAGCGATCATCCTCCATTTTGTTAAGAGTTTTTTGTGCTTCAATTTTGGCCTTGATGTTTTGGATTTCCTCCATTTTAGCAGTAATTTCCTCCGCTTTTGCCTCTGGGTTCGCCAATAACGCCTTTGCTTCAGCTTCAAGTTTTGCTAACATTTCTTGTAAATTCAATTTGGTCAACTCCTTATAATTATTTTTGGGCAATAAAATAACCCTAGAGAATTAACTCCAAGGCTAGTTTTGCTTTTAGGATTCTTAGGTTGTCGGGGGGATCCGTGCCCCCTGTGGGTGCCGTAGGTTCTGAAGGATTCGGCGGGCTCGGTGGACCAGGGGAGCCTGGCGGACCTGGAGTACCAGCAGAATTACTTGCTTGCCCTCCTTCCGTTGTATCGAGTTGCCCTAAAACCTCATTCAGTAGATCTCTCGCGTCGGTTATGCGCTGTTCGTTTTCGGCCGATAGGGTTCTGCCTGCGTTTAGAACTTTGGGTTCTTGGCTTATAGCCTTAGGCTCTTGGTTGGGGGTCTTGGGTTCCTGGTTTAATAATTTAGCACCTAGCGGTTCGGCTCCCTCTAGCTTTCTACCGAATTCGGTCACCCTGCGCATTGTTTCTGATGCACTATTTAGGATTAGATTACGGCTAAAATTAAACACTGGATCAACTTGCCCTTCAGATGATGTCGAGTAGAGTATTCCGGTTGCGAATCCTTCCTTGACGGCAGTTTTTGCGCTCATGTATGTTTCGTCATCCATCATGGAGGATATTTCGTCCCTGGAACGCCCTGAGCCTAATTGATATGCGTTAAGAATAGTTTCCTTGACCACGTCAAGCACGTCTGCGGTTTTGCGCAAGTCGCTTGCGTATCCACGCGCTTCCGTTAAAGGGTTGTGCATCATATAGATTGCGACGGGGCTCATGTATCTTTCGTCTCCGGCCATATACGGAATAGTTGCTGCGCTCATAGCCTTATTTGGTATTTTAGTTGTAATCTTTGGCCCTTTCTGCTTATGCTCCATTAATGCACTATAAATGCCAGCAGCCGCGAACACATCCCCGCCATAACTGTCAATCCAAACTACAATATCCCTACCAGCATACTGAGCTAACTCAGACCTGAAGGCATTGGGTGATGTAGATGGTGGTAGTGGTATACCAAACAATTCGTAGAGCCAAGCATCATCATCGCTGATAATATCGCCTTCAATTCGAAGTTCAACCGGATCATCAGCTTCATTGCCATTTGTAAAATTCCAGAATTTTGGCATTAACTATTCCCTCCTTTCTTTGTAATCAAATTAATTCAGACCTAAACGAATATAAAGTTTATAGAGCAGGGGGTGAATTATTTTCCCATTCCACGTATGAAACAAAAGGTTTTGCTTACCACTTGGCATCCTAATAACATCAAATAGTCTCAATAGGCGAATCCGAAACCATTCTTTCTTATCAGCAGAATCGACGAGATCCGATGAATACTCAACGCCGCATTTGCACTTATAGATTCTTCCATAACAAGTTGACACAAAGGCACGGTCGAGTTTACGCCAGCAGTTCAGGCACCTCATTAGGCAGCACCCCTTTCCAGTAGCATCTGAAGCTGTTCAGCCATCGCCTTTGCTTGATCGTTTTTTTGCATCTGTTCCTTAGTGTAATAATCATCAGCCCTATTGATGTTGATCATGTTTAATGGCTGGATTCTCCTGTCTCCGCCTTCAATGCTGTTCATGTTTTCAAGTTTTAAGCAGTCATTAATAGACAAAATTCCCCACTGGATACCCTTTTCGTATGCCTCATACCTAGATTTAATATCACCACGCAAGAGCGAATTTACGTTAAACTCCAGATAAAACCCTTCCATTCGCTCCCTCGGTACCAGCAGTTGCATGTTGAATGCCTCTTCCCAGCGCTTGAACCAGGGAAGCATCGTGTACATGATAAATTCAAGAGATTGATGCTCAATATTATTATTGGTACTTTTTGTCAGCTCTTGGATCAAATGCATTGGCACCCGGTAGATCCTCGCGACATCCTCGATCTGGAAACGTTTATTTTCGATCAGCTGAGCATCCGCCGGTTTCATCGCAAATTGCTCAAACTTGCCCCCACCCTCAAGCAACATCGGCGTTCCCGTATTCTTTAGGCCTGCGTAGTTATCCTTAAGATCTTTTTTCAGCCTTTGGAAAGATTCTTCGCCTAATTCGCCAGGGAAGCTGAACGCTCCGCTTGAATTCGCGCCATTTTTGTAAAAATTAACACCGAATTGCTCATAGGAAAGCCCAAGTTGAATAGCCGAAGTAGCATATTCGATAGGCGAAAGCCCAACAATTCCGTCAAAGCTTATCCCGGGAATATGAAAAACGTTTTCCCTCTGAAGGGTTATTCCCGTTGTAGTACCATCTTTAATTTTATAGATTAGTTTTTTGGTAGTGGGGTCCCTACCAATATTTACCTTTGGCCATTCGTAAGGATATAGCCCAAAGAGTCCGTACTTTTCATTGCTTAGCTTTTGACACACTGCATTGCCACCGGTGTTTAGCGCAACCATGCACATTTCCTTGAAAGAAAACGGCGACATTTCATCATTCGGCTGGTTGTGCAGGATATCGTATACCGCTAAGTCGTTACGGACTTCGCGATCTCCGTCGTTCTTTTTTCGATAAAGCATAATCGGTGTACTGGCAAGCGTTTCAGATAATACCCTTATGCAGGCAAAAACAGCCGTGTATTTCATGGCTGCTAAGGTGTCGATTCGGCCCGTCATGTTTGGCATGTCTCCGCCGGTAATGAATTGTCGGACGTATTCGTTGAAGCCTTGATTGCTAAATAGGAGCTTTGCACGTTGCATGAATTTCAAGCTATCACCTCCCTTGATTGATGACCGACTGCATAATCGTTTATAGCAGCGATCTCATGCCTCGCTTTTCGTAGACGTTGGACTTATTTACTGCTACTACCATCGCCCGCCTCATCGCAGTAATAATGGCGGCCAATAAGTCAATCCTTTGGGTATCGTCTTTATGTTTTTTCGATAACATAATCAGCCCGCCGCCTTTATCGACTTCCATCGCATTGCTTACGCACCACGTCAACAATGGGCTGCCATCATGGATTAACTTACCCTTGATCACCAACTCCCTAAAAAACTTCGTTGGTTCCGATAGGGTCAAAGGCCCTTGGCGTATATCTATCACTTGATCATCCGCGTAATTATTTTTCTTAAGATCATTTGCAAATTGAAAAGCCGTAGCAGGGTCGAGATCCCATTCTTTGATCATCCAACCTTGCTCGGCTATTTGTTTTTCTGAGTATTCAATTATTCCATCGGTATCAATTACGCCACCATCTTGAATAGTACACCAGCCGTCTCTTTGTAAAAATTCATAGTCCATATGGTCATTATCTTTGTGCCACTGCACTCTTTCTTGTGGCAGCCATCCATGAGCACATACGGCATAAAAATCATCCTCAAGCGGAAAAACATATCCATTGCCGGTTAGGTCAATACGTTTTGATAGGTCAGCCCCTGAATAGCATTCCCTGCCTTTTACCCTTTCCAAGAATTCTCTTCTGGACACAGCCAACTCTTTGAACCTATCCATTAAACCATCCATGAATTTTTTCTCGCTGTCCATTTGCCAAAGATTACAACGTTTTGTTAGATACTCACGGATTTTTGCGTAATCACCTGAGTTATAAGCTTTATCATGTTCATCCTGAATCTGCTCTAACAGAAACTGAGAGTATTCGTTTTCCACCTGGAGTATTGGATTCGCCTTTTTAATTGCAACAAGATCATGCGGACTATCATTCTTATCCGGCTGACGAATTATAACAAAATAGTGTTCATCGATTATTTCTCCTTTAAGTATTTTTACGCAGATGTCATATTCCTTTTTGCAGGGGTTATTCTCGGCGTCTTTCCCGGCTGTAGTAATGATACACATGAGATTTTGAGCACGTTTACCAAAACCCGAGTAACATACATCGTGAATTTCAGACGTAGGATGTGCGTGATATTCATCTATAACGACAATGCATGGCGAAAGCCCGTCTTTGTTTTTTGTATCCTTAGATAATGGCCTGATGTATCCTCCGCGTTGCTTGTGCTCAATGTAAGTCTTTTTAATGTTTAGCCTTTTCTTTATATCTGGGCTTGCTAACCCCATTGATTTTGCATCATTCCAGACAATCTTTGCTTGATCTCTGTCTACTGCAGCGCACTCAACCTGAGGATTATTCTCGTATATTCGTAAATGAGGGCTTCCGGGAGGATAATAACAATCACCGCATAAGCCAAAATTCGCAAGCCCTGACATTTCCGCCGATTTAGCATTACCTCGTCCTACCTGTTTATAGGATTTTTTAAACCGACGTCTACCGGTCTTCATATGCACCCAACCAAACAAGCACCCGAGGTCAAAATATTGATGAGGTACAAGCTCTATTAATTGACCGCTGTATACTCCCTTGACATGACGACAGCATCTTTCAAACCATCGAAATATTCTATCTGCCCTCGTCTCATCAAAAACAAACGGAAACGCTTCGGTTCCCTGTTTTAGTAAATCATTTAGATGTCTTTGGCAGGCAAGTATTTCAAGCTCGCAGGCAATACGCATACCCATTACAACTTCGGAGGCATACCGTGTAGTCGGATGTAATTCTTCTAGCTCACTAATCGAATAGGTCTGCATTCGGGTCTTCCTCAACATCTGCTTTTTTCTTTGCCAGCCTTGCCCTAGAGCTTGCATTAAGCCCAAGCTTGTCAGAATATTGGAGCGCCACCCTAGCATAGCTTTGTGCTGCTTTGACATAAGGGCTTACTGTCTCTGCTCCTTGAGCGCTCATTGTCGTATAGCCTTCTTCCCTGACTTTCAGTGTTGTTTCCCTGTATCTAGCAACTGCGTCACAATATATTGCAAGTGTATCGGCATCAACGTTATCCAGGACATCAAACTCCTTCATGTCCTTTAGGGTCTTCTTCCAGATCTGCCTTGCTTCATCGTCTAGCCAAATCGGCATTCTTAATTTTACCGGTGATTTTCTTTTTACGGATTGAGCAGCTGCCGTTCGTTTTTCAACTTGCTCTTTTGTCCAGTGCTTTCCTTCGCCTTTATGACCAACTTGCATTTTGTCGAACGAAACTATTTGTGGCATTACTGCTCACCTCCTAAATGGAACTTGTGTGGGGACATTTGTTAAAGGAAGAG